CCTCTGGGGGTCTATGCGGCCTGTTTGCGGCCTGATCAGCTAGTCAGCTACAAGCTGTATCAGCGCTTGGCCTTACCCGAGCCCTTGGGGGCAGAGCCCACGTCGGTAGCCCGGTGCGTCTCCAGGACCATGTTCTCACGGCCTGAAGGGATGGGCGTGCAACCGTACTTGTCCATATGTCACCCCCTCTCAGTGAGGAAGTCTTCCAGGGTTTCAGCCTTGGTGCCGAGATTGGCCTTCTGCGCCCCGGTCAAGGACTCCCACCATTCCCTGGTTCTCATCTAGTAGCGCTTGACCTTCTTGGGCTTGGGCTTAGCCTTGGGCTTGGCCTTCTTCATCATGGGTTCACTCTCCTGATCGCTTCGTCGTACCCTAGACCAACAGTGCCGGCCCACTCATTGGCTGCGCCTACCTCGTCTGCAACCCCGGTCTCGGTGCCTGCTAGGAAGTTGAGACACTTGTTCTTGCCCCACTTGGCATCAGGTCCGCCGGCATCAACTACTAGCTTCTGAAGTGCCCCAAGCTCATCGAGGCCCTCGGTTCCAGCCATGGCATTCAAGCGCCCAAGAGCACCAATGCCTCCCTGGTCTGCCAACGCAAGCCCGGTAGCGGTAATGGCCACCTGAAAGGCATTCCAGTTCACGCTCTTGTCGGGCATCGTATAGGTGTGTGTGCCCGTAGCCCCGGTGGTGTTGTATTGCCGATACGCAACCCCGGTAGCAGAACGCCTTCCTGAGGTTGATCCATCACCCCCAGTGTCTGAGGCCTCGGTGTAATCATCGGGTGGAGTCAACTGGTTGGTGAACAGATCGGCGGTACACCCGACCATTGCCAGCACGAAGGTCCCCGACTCAGTTACGTCAATCGAGGGGACATCGAAGGTTGTGGACCCACTGTTGGCGCTGTTGGTGACCTCGTAGTCCTGAATGAAGTTCTCAGCGTCTGCACCCAGGCATTCGATGATTGCGCCGGCCGGGTAGCTTGTTGTTGCGCAGGTCCAGGTGTTGTCACCCTCTGAGGCCCCGGCGATCTTCCAGTAGATGTAGGTGTTCGGGACCCCGTTGCTTGAAGTGGTGAATACTTCCTGAGCTAGCAGGGTCCAACCCTCAGGGGCCTCGGTGATACTCTCGGTTCCCCGGATGTTGATGATGGCGATAAGTCCAGAACCTTCTGTGGCATTCGCTGAAGACAGAGTGATAGACGCTGCGCCCGTGCCACCACGAACCTGCTTGCTTAGCTCGTTGATCTCCTGGCCGCCTTCGGTGGGTTCCCAGTCCGGTCGGACGGTGGTGTCATCATCCTCCCAGTAGTTGTCCACCCATAGGTTACCTTCCCCATTAGGGTTGAAGGAAGCTACCGGACCACTGATGCCGCAGAACTCGTTGTATTTCCTGCCGAATGCGTTTCGCTGGTAGGTGATATTAGTGCCCTGAAATTCCTTGGTGGACACCGAGCCACCATAGGTGCAGTAGGAACCGTTGTTGTTGAAGAAGTTGTCCTCTACCAGGATGTCATCCGGCTGACCGTTGGAGCCATAGATGCTCAGGGCTGCACTGTTGCCAGGGTCGGTACCTGAGTCCATGTGGTTCTTGCGGATGATGATCGCAGAGGCCGGCCCATCAGTGGACACACAGGTTTGGTGGGAGCCGTCGTTGTGGTGGTTGTCGTGCAGGTAGGACTCCTCGATCACCACATTGGAGTTGACGAACTTGATCTGAGTCCGGTACTCGCTGATGTTGCATCTGGAGACGGTGAACTCTGACCCGAAGATGCCGATCCTGGAGTCGGTCCCGGTCCCGATAAGTTCGCAGTCCTCGATGATGGTTCCGGTGGTTCCGTTGGAGCAGTCAATGCCACGGATGCCAGACGAAGTGATCTTGCAGTTCCTGATGGTGACATTGTCATGTAGGACAGTGATGGTCCCGGTGATGTCCAGGTCTTCGATCACCTGGGAGTCCGAACTGGTCGAGAACCCAGCAGAAGGGGTCAGGGTACCGGAAGTCCCAGTGTTGGTCTCATCGACTTCGGTTCCGTGGCTGACTGCCATGAGCTACTTGGCCTTCCTGGTCTGGGTCTTACGAGGGGCCCGGCGTTTAGGGGTCGCTTTGGGTTCGGGCTTGGTGGCCCATTGGACCTGAGAGATTGGGAGCATGTAGGCCTGAGGTCGGGAGGCCGTCAGTTCAAGGTCGGTAGTGAAGCTGCCCCAGACCTCTGGCTTGCTGTTCCCGGTGTAGTTGTAGAACAGGCTGATGCACAGAGCCTCAGTGTCGCCCCAGATCGTCGCTTTCTCGCCTAACATCATGCTTTCCTTCGTTGTGACCAATGGCCCGCCAAAGCTTGCCGTGCTCCTCAGACCTCTGTTCGATCAGTCCGCTTACAGTGTCCTTGATCTTCATGACCTGGTCTTTGAGGGAACTACCACCGTTGACGGTTAGCTCTCCCTTGATCCTTGCGATGTCCTCTTTGATCCTGGGGACCTCACTGACATCAAGGAGAATTTTCCTGATAGTCCTGGAGAACCAGATAATGAAAGCGATAACCAAACCACTGGTGACTGGCCCCAGGAGCTGGTCAAGGAAGAACTCCACCACTACTTACCCGCGAGTTGCTTCACCATTTCGGTGACCAGCTTCGAGTAGTCAACCTCCACCCTGGCCTCATTGAGGGCTTTGGCAATGGCCTTGGCTTCGCGGTCACGAGTCACCATATCGGCAACCCGCAAAGCAGTAGACAGGTCGTAGACACCATCCTCAGGAAGCCTCTGTAGTTGCTGGACCAGCTTCAGGGCACCTTCAGTGACAGGCCCGAAGTGACCATCGTCGAAGCGATCAAACCGGAACTTCTCCTCTAGAAGCCCAGGGTGATAAGCGTCAAGGTAGGCCTTGATCTGCCATTGCATGATGCGGACCTTGTGGCCCCGATCGCCTTGTTTCAGCACGTCGTCTTCCTCATTGGTCAGATAGTTCAATGCCCTTAGCAGGTCTGCTGGCACGTCTTCGGGCCTACGGATGTACTCGAAGTGCATCGCATCAGGCCGGTTCTGGTATCTACCACCCCAGTAGAACCCGCAGGCTTCCCAGATGCGCACAACCTCAGGGGGGATATCGCTGATGAAGCGGGAGCCCATTGGGTTGCAGGGGGCATTGATGTCTACCGCGAGGCCCCAGGAGTGGTTCGAGGGGTACTGAGTCCCCCGGATAGGCCTGCACGCATAGCCCCAGGTTCCTCCGCAGGCACCCTGACCTTCTGACATAATGTCATAGCCAAGGTTCTCGGTGGCCTCAAAGAGCGCTGCGATCAGAGGGGCAATCTCTGCCCGGACCAGGACTGTGACTCCAGCCTTGCGGACCGCTAGCTGCTTGCCCCGCTGGCAGTTGGGCCACCCGGCACCCCAACCTCTCTGGCTGGCATTGTTCCGGGGGACCCCAGCGTGGGGATTGGGGCCATAGTTACTCAGTTGGTAACTCAAGGTCCCAATCCTCATCGCCTACACCATCAGACCCATCCTCATCCTGGCAGGAGTGGTCACCAAGCAGGGCAAGCTCCTCGTCTGTTGGCTCTCCAATCTCCCAGGAAGACATCAACTACGCCTTGTCAGCAGGGGTCACGCGGTCACGAGTCAGTCGGGTCAGGATTGCAAACACCAGGGCATAGCCAGCAGCCACAGTCCCCAGAATTGCTTCAGACTGCTCAGGGGACACTGCGACACCAAAGACCACAGCAAGGCCAAGGACAGCCTTCACGAAGTCCAGAACAACAACGGGCTCTCCATCGAACATGGTTACTCCTTGTTTCTCAGAGGTCAACTTGTATTCCCATGCCAAACCCCGGCGAGGTAAGGCGATGATGCATCTACAGACAAGACATCGAGTGGGGCTCCTACGTTCTGCCAGACAACCAACTCAACGTAGTCACCCTCCTCTAAAGCATATGCGGTGTCTGCCCCAAAGCGGTGGGTTGATGCTGTATCAACATCAGGAATCTCCTCATCAATTGCAAGCGACCCGTTGATCCTAATAAACACGTGCCTGATACCAGATGAGCTGGCTTCCCAGCGGACACCCGAATAGAAGCTCCACACTCCTGGGGTCTGAATCGTGTACCTGGTGTTGTTGGTTACTGAGTCGTGACCATCATCAGTGTCAAAGGTCGCAGCGTTGTTGAAGGCAATAGCAGTGAAGGTAGTGTTGGGAATCTCCTGGTCCGTAGACCTCCAAAGCCTGAAAGAGGGAACAACGAAGTTGCTCTTCATTTCAGAGGCTAAGGTCCCTCTAGTGATCCTGGTTGAGTCACCCATTACAGAAGCCCCACACGAGTCACCGACAGGAAGCTACCTGGGCCACCTTGCGCCCCAAGGATTTCTTCCTCCCCGTCATTGCCTGAGTCTGTGAGTACGGTAAGCGTATTCCCTGCCAGCAAGGGGAAGGGTGGTGAGATAAGTGGTAGGGGGTTAGAGTTGCCACTACCTCCAGCTAGGTGGTTGAAGTTCCTAGCCACCACCTTTGTAACCCCTGAGCCATCATCCACCCTGATGAACCCACTGATGAGTCCATTGTCGTCTGAGGCTGCATAGTCCAGCAGGGAAGTCACAATGTAGAGCCCGTCATAGCCTCTAGGGTGTACGTACTCCCCACTGGCATTCGTGGACACGGGAAAGCCGGGAGCCTTCCGAGAGCCATAGTCAGTATTGAATACAGTAAAGTCCACAACGTTGTTAGCAGAGTTGGCTGGGATTGCTTGCGTGCCATCAACAAAGAGGACAGTACCGGCAAAGGAGTCCCCACGTCTGACCTCATCAGGGGACGCATAGGCTCTGAGCCTGAAGTCCAGGATGTCTTGAAGGCTGTTGAAGGTCATGCGAAGCTCCGCAGTTGGAGATAGCAAACACCCTGAAGATCGTCCCGGGCAGGGTTGTAGTACAGATCGGTCTGAGAGCCACCCCACTGGACCCGGTCCACATACACAGACCTGGTGGTCCCGAACTCGGTGAAGCTCACAGGCTCGCCATCCTCTGCAATCTGTCTGAGCCTTGCTACCTCAGTGGCTGGGTCGTAGTGAACCTTCTGACCATTGAGGTCAGTTACCTCATCTGCAAGTACGACAGGAAGAATCCACTCGGTCCCACGCCTGGGGATAGGGTTGGCCCTCATGGTCCATCTGCTGATGACTGGCGACTCGGTGGTGTCGGTGGCTCTATTGAGCGTAAGGATCAGTTGGGCATACTGGCCGACTGGGGGGTCGCCATTGCCATCCCTGATGAGGATCTCCCCGCCTGTCCCACCAGTGGCGAAGTTTCCGGTGCTGTAGGTCTCATCCATAACCGAAGTGCCATCGACCAGAATCTCGACACCGATACTCGACCCTGCAGGCATGGGTTCGGTCTTGATCAGCAGTCTCTCAAAGACCTTGTTGTCAGCCAGGTCGAAGGTGATCCTGCCTGAGTTGATGTTGCCAGTGGAGACCCGGTCATCGGACTGGGCAAAGACCCCAGTGTCATTGATCAAGAATGTCAACGTCTCGTCAAACCACACAGCAGACCAGACTGGCTGACCACTACTGGACACGGTTGCCATAACGTCTGTGGCATACGCTGGGGTCAGTGAGTCTGTGAACTCTCTGAGGTCGATACGCCCAAGGCCTGCCCTAGTACTGCTGGTGTCCCCATAGCCGAACCACACAAACTGCTCATGGGGAGCCAGCGCATGAACTGGTCCGGGAGTTTCGACAAGGGGGCCATAGGAAAGGTCGCCGTTGGCCCCAGAGACTGCCAGGCGTACGCCTTTAGAGGTACCCAGAATCACAACACCCACATAGCTTTGGATGCTCAGTACGTATTCCCCGTCCGGCAACTGGGCTGCCTGAGTCGGTGACGCCAGTGCGGTGCCATCCTCCCTGATGCTGATCCGGTAGACATAGGAGGCCCGACCCTGCTGGAAGCCACAGTAGATATGGGAGTCACCCTCACCAAAGCAGAGCCAGTCACCATTGAGGACCGATCCATCAGTCAGGTTCTCGGGCGTAGCAGTACTAGTTGTGTCGGTGATGTTGTAGAGCGTAGTGCCAACACCAACCATGAGGCGACCCTTGACGAAACCGATAACCCCAGGGTTCGGTGGGGAACTGGCATTGATGTCGTTGATCAGAGTGATGGTGGAACCATCTTCGGTTTCGTAGATTCCCTGATCGGTAAGCAGGTAGACCTTCCTACCATCGCTAGTCATCGAGTGGCCAACAGCGGAGTCGGGGAGCGTTTCAGAATCCCAGGACCCAGTGTCTTCAACGTCGGTGCGATGGAAAAGAGTGGTGTCCCCCTGGCCCAGAACAAAGATTCTGTCGCTAGTGGTGACCATGTTGCAGGGCTCGGTGGAGTTGGGGGCCGGACCGCTGACGCCTACCTCATACACGTCATAGAGGAGTTCTAGGTTGCCTTCATCCCAGGGGCTGATACCCACAGACTCTTTGAAGCGTTCACGGTTTGAGCGTCTGGTTCGTAGGTCAAACCAATTCTGTCCGGCACCCAGCTTCCAGGAGTCGGCAGAACGTCTCCATAGGTCAGCGGGGTTAAGGGATCGCTCGCCTAGCTCCTCTGAGTCGTCTGCCTGCTGCCTGATGGTCTCCAGGGTCGAGGAGACATAGCCAGCCAAATCGACCATGTAACCGACCCCATCGAGTGTGACTGGGAAGTAGCCCACTACTTGATCCTCCAGGGCCAGTTGCTCTGGAGTCTGCGGACCTCATTCTGGATCAAGCTCTGGTATTGAGCCCGGATGAAGTCAACGCCCCTCATGGTTGCCTGGGGTGGGACTTCCTCGATGCCGGCAACAGGGTTAGCGTTGATGTCGATGCGCTGGATTTCCTTGGTCATCAGAAGCCTGGAGGCAGCACCATAAACCAAAATCTCATGAGCAGACTCAGGAAGTCCGGTGTCTTCTGTGATGTCCTCGGTCAGGTCTGAAGGCAGATCACCAAAGGTTGCCTTGTAGTGCAGGGTCGCTTCAAGGTCGTCAGGGTAGGTGTAGGGATAGTGGGGTCTGATGATGCTGTCCGGCCCCACATAGGAGAATTCGTAGTCGTAGTGGTCGTAGCCGGAGAGCTTGTACTCCAGAAGGTACGGATGCAGGATGTCCGTCAGTGAGATCGGGTAGTCGTAGTCAACTGTGTCGAAATCGATGGTTGCGGTCTTCTGACGGTAGACACCATTCTGGGGGAGGAGTCGCAGTTCATCCTCGACCGCCTTCAGGATGTCATTGGTCGGGTAGTCCGGGGAGACTGTGATGATGTCCCCGGCAGTGTGTGATGCCGCGTCAGAGCCCAGGTGACCACGCTCAACCGTCAGGGTCTTAGTAGAAGTATTCGCATCCCAGATATGAAGCAGCTCTCGGTTGATCTCGAAGTAGGAACCTGCGGTCAGACCATTCAGGTCATAGGTGGTGACAACAGTGTCCGTCGAGTCATTGATGTCCGCGTTCAGCCTGTTGATGGACTCAGTGCGAACACCTAGAAGCCGCCGGACTTCCCGGACTATCTCGTTACTGTTCATCGACTCTACTGACTGGGCCTGCAAGCTCCGGGTAGGCTTCGGTGACTTGCTTCATCTCCAGAAGCTGTTGATCGGTGGGCCGCTGCTCAATCTGGTGAGCTTCATCCATGGTGGCTTCCCGATAGGCGGACCCCTTGCTGGTGGGAGGCTGGAGGCCGGCTTTCACCAGACGCCTGTAGGCCTCATCGTCCTTATCCCACTGGGCCTGCTTGACCTTGGCTTGATGGTTGCCTGAGCGTGTGGGAGTGGCAGAGCCAGCGATGCTGATACTCAGAAGCTTCTCACGGTAAGCGTTCAATCTTCCTCCACAGTTAGCCCGGCTGCCACCAGGATGTCCCTTTCCTCGGAACTCACTTCATAGGTCCTGCCACCAAAGTACAGATACTTAGCGGCGCTATGCTCATCGATGGTGCCGTGAAAGCGGACTTCATCATCTTGTGTGATGTAGACATTCTTGCCCCAGGGGGCATTGTTGAGTCGACCCCAAAGGGTGTGAGGTCCCCTGTGGTCAAGGTGTTGTTCCCTACCAACCTTCTGGGGAACCGTTGGGGGAGTAAAGAAGAATGCCATGGGAGTCCTGGTTGGTTTGGGGGCCCAACTATCGTTTCTAGCCAGGTCCCCCAAACACTAGTTGCTAGGCACCATCGTCAATAGCGGTGCCGTCTTCCTCGATCCAGTTGGTACCATTGGACCAAGCGAAGGTTGCACTGCCCTCTGCGCCATCGGTGACGTAGATCAGGCAGCCGGTGTAGTCAGCAGCATCCGGAACACCCGCAACATCGAAACTCGGAAGCGGGATCGGCGTGTCC